CGCACAACCGTGTACCCTCCAACAGCACGTGGGAGGGGTAGGTGTGTCGGGTGAAGGGCGTTCAGCCCATGACGAACTTGCGTCACCGCCTTGTTGACAGGCTTCTTCCTGTTCTTCTTCGGAAAAGCGTACTGCGTAATCCTGCCTACGCCCTGCTTTATGCCGTACAACTCTTTAGACGTCCTCTTCTCTTTCTTCAAGATCTTCTTGATGCCGGTTTTAGCCGACTTCGGGTACTTCGCCATGACGAATTAAAACAAAGTGTGACCGCTACCTCGAGGATAACTAGATCACGTGAGCCGGTCAGGCTCTCCCAGCGACACCACGAGCTTATGTCGTGATGTTTTCTTGTTAGCCCCACGGGATTGAAACCCGCAGTCAACCAAATCTACCAATATCTGGCTTGCATCGCCGCTGACAAACGGCCCCGACCCCTCCCGCTCAAGATAAGGAGGCAGTAGACATGACATGAATAGGTGTCAACCAGCATTGGCCAGCGTACTCGCTGGAGGCCCGTGCCCGGCCAGGTGGTGTCCTGGCCCCAACTCAACGTGAGTGGTCTACTGAGGAATGCCAAACAAGGTTAATCAATTTGGCCCTGGATTGATATGGTGTCACTAGGGTCGGTGAACCCCACCTTCGCGCCAGGTCGCATGTTAAGTAACCATTCCATTCGGGTGCTTCCAACCATCCACCCCTTTCGGGTTGGTGACCAGTGTCGCCACGTTTTACGCACATGGCAGGAAGCATTAAAACTCCCCACCCTTTTCAAATGAGTGCGCGGGCCAAAATAGCCTCGATTAATCGTGCCGATGTGCCTAGGCCCCGTTCAGTAGGAGTTAAGGTGGCTAAACCACGGAGGTGACTAAATCCCCCGCTCCCACGGCCTTCACCCCAGACGCTCCGGAAAACCGCGTCAGCCGGCTCGCCACTCTGTGTGGGCTTGGTCGCTGGACCCACAGAGTGTTGAAGAATAAGCCTCGGTCAAATGGGCGGACACAATCAACGCCCCGACGACTCCGGCAGAGGGGGGGCAATCCCTGGTATGTATGCAATGTCGTCTACCCTCTCTCACCACAGGCATTTCCTCCTGTGGCTCTAGGACTTACCAGGCACGAAGCCTGAATTAGTCGGTACAGCATCGTATTCGTACCTTTCTTTGGCATGGGAGGCGCGCTAAGCGCGCCAGGACTGAGGAAGGCTCTTCTTAAAGCCTTCCCAATCTCCAAGCTGGCTGTAGTCCCACATGAAATCAACGAAGTGATTCTTTTCATCATCACTTGCCCAGAAACCTGTAGCCTTCAATATCTTTTCCTCATTCTGGCACGTGGCATTAAGAGCACGAATATGTTCAATGAGCTCACTTTTGTCGTCAAATTCTTCATTTGTCCTCATCCTCAAATCATGTGTGAGCTCAAAACCGCATTCGATCGAATACTCCAAGAACTTGCGTGAAATGGTCGGGGCCAGTCCTGCGAACTCAAAAGCTCGCGACATGGCTGCTGACCCAGCCAACTTTATGCAAGCGGAGCGATCGTTGCTTACAAATGCTTCAATCATGCTTGGTGAACAACTTGTCCCAGCACGCGAGAAACATCTGTCAACCTCTGGAATCATCATCCATTCGTCCTTCTTCTCATCAAACAGAGGTCCTGCATCATCCAGTCCGATGTAATAACCCACGAACAGCGCTCGATCCTTGCGGAGTTCAATCTTCATATTGAAACCAATCCGCTCCCAAAACTGCAAAATCGCCACATGCAGATTCTTGGATGGTTCGATCTGTGGTGAAGTGACCAAGAAAGAGTCATCACCCTCAAACGCACTGTTCATCCACCGGTTCTCCCCTACCACGTCTTTCCCAAAACGGTGCGCAGGGTCTAGAAATAGCTCAGGGTCTTCAAACACAGCACAATGCCAACACACGAAATTGATCCACCAGTTCAAGCACGAAGTACCACGATGTCCGCTCCTCCTGATTGCGTTGATCGTTTCCTTGTGGAACTCCTTGTTCTTCGTGTAAGTCAGCTGAAGCTTGTCCTTAGTACAAACAGCGATGTGAGCCTCCTCCCATGCTTTGGGAGTGGAGTGCATGAATACGTCAACGACGCCTGAAATGTGCTTAATGACAGGATTCTCAACAAGATTGCGAATACTGGCACTGCACGTTGTGTCCCATGCACTTCCGTCGCCTTCAAAGACGGTGAGTAATCTTTTAGCCACCTTCCTCGGAGCGCGAC